AGTGGTTTGGAAACAAATTTAAGGGTACACGCATACAGAATTTTACTAGCAGACAACGAGGAAGACAGGAGTGGAACCAATGTGAACGTGATAGGAAATGTCACAGTTTCTAGCGCCACGACAACACTGGACACTTTCGATTCTAACAGTTACCAAGGGGCACAATACATAGTGGTTGGGTACAACGCCACAGAGGGTGCGGCATCCATATGTGAGGCCGCTGTTGTCACTGATGGCTCAAACGCATTCATCACTCAATACGCTCAGACCAGTACCAAAGGCACTGACCAGATAACGCTGTCAGCGGCACACGATGGTTCAAGCACTGTCACCGTGTCGGCAACATCAACGTCAGGTGGTTCAACCACTGTGAATGCTTACAGGGTGAACATGGCTAGACCTTCGGGAACATCTACCGCTACTGCCACACTTGATTCCGTGAGTGCTTCGACATACAGGGGTGCCAAGTACAACGTGCAGGTGGTTGATTCGGCGGGCGGCAACTATGAGTGCTTCGAGGTAAACTTGGTGCACGACGGTTCAACTGCATACACGTCCACTTTTGGAAACGTGGGCAACAACATAGATTTGATTACCGTATCTGCGGACATCAACGCAGGAAATTTAAGACTCAGGGGCACAATAAATAATACTAACGATCACACAGTGACAGTGGTTAGGAGGGTTATAGAAGCATAATGGCACAACAGTCTTTATTTTTAGGATCTACGGCGAATGACGGCACGGGTGATACCCTGCGTGTCGCAATGCGCAAGGTCAATGAAAACTTCGACGAGATATATGCGTCTCCGTTGTTCAACGCGGACATAGTCATCGCAGGCAATGAGATCAGGGCCAACAGGTCAAACGATGACCTCGTGTTCAAACCAAGCGGGACTGGATCAATCACTTTCCCAGCAATAAGAATCAATGACAACAACATCGAGGGAACAAGATCAAATGACAACATCAATCTCAAACCATCAGGAACAGGTTCTGTGGTCTTTGGATCTATCAAAATCAACGGTACCAGTCTGAGCTCAGATGATTCCTCATTCATCAACATCAACGAGGGATTGATAGTGGATGGAACACTCGCAGTGAGTGGCACCAGCACACTCACAGGTGCGACGAACATCAGTTCTACCCTGGCTGTGCCGTCAGGATTGACGACACTTTCGACTCTGTCGGTCACAGGCACAACCAACCTAGTGGGTACGACCACTATAGACAATCTTACTTTCAATGACAACACCATAGGATCAAGTTCAAACGCTGACATCAACCTGACGCCGGGCGGAACGGGCTCTGTGGTCATATCCAACCTGACTGTAGACAGCAACATCAACATCACGGACAACATAATCAAGACAACACAGTCAGATTCAGATCTAGTAATATCACCCGCAGGAACAGGGCAGGTGGTCATCAGCAAGGCAGACATCAACAGCGGTGCCATAGACAACACCGTGATCGGTGCCACAACACCAGCCGCTGGAACCTTCACCACGTTGACTGCGAACACTTCCGCGGTCATAGACGGGGTCACAATCACAGACAACACCATTTCTACAAATGCATCAAACGCCAATCTGGAACTTACAGGCAACGGCACAGGAAGTGTGAGAATTAGCGGTTTCACTTTTCCAACCTCTGATGGCTCGTCAGGGCAGTTCATCACGACCAACGGCCTTGGTGTGCTTTCTTTCGCCACAGCAGGTGCAAGTCTTAGCCATTCCGACATAGCGGATGCAACAACCACAGTGGCCAGTTCGGCGACAACAGTGCTGAACACTTTTGACAAGACTGTATACAGGAGCGCCAAGTATTTCATCAGCGTCACAGACAGCACCAACAGTAGATTCGAATTCGTGGAAGCGAACGTGATCCATGATGGCACAACAGCATACATATCGACTTATGGTTCAACTTCAAATTACACAGGGGCGGCAACGCTGTCCGATTTGACTGTGGACATAAGTGGAGATGATGTAAGGCTTAAAGGGACGAACATATCAGACAACTCTTGTGTGTTCAAGTTCCAGAGAACAGCAATAGACATTTAGTCATTGAAATAATGAAAAGACACAACCAGAGGCACAGGCCTAGATCGCCACGATCCGAGATCGCGAGACTGCAGGAGAAACTACGCAACGAGCGTGATCCAGTGGAGCGAGAGAACATCAAACAGCACATAGAACACTGGACAAGAGCCAATAAATAGCATTGTAAGGAGTATTTTATGGCAACGCCGGTGTGGACAACCACAGCAGGTAAATTAGCGACATTCGCCGAGGACAGTTCGTATTCACTACAACTGGAAGCGAACACCAGCGACTCTACAGCCATAACGTACTCAGTGATAGCAGGTAGTCTGCCTTCAGGAATGAGGGTCACATCAACAGGACTACTAACAGGAACTCCGGCCTCGGTTGCCAAAAGAACTCTTTACACCTTCGTCGTGCGAGCCACGTCGGGTTCCACTATCACGGACAGGACATTCTCAATAGATGTGGAGGGACAGGACGCACCTGTGTTCACCACAGCGTCAGGGCAACTGCAACTGGATGATTCAACCCGTGTCGGCCTTTACTGGGTGTTGGATGGGGAGTACGTGAACTTCCAATTCACGGCCACTGATGCGGACACTAGGACAGGACAATCACTTAAATTTGAGATAGTTTCAGGAATACTGCCTCCAGGACTCACGTTAAGCGAATCAGGACTTCTGTCGGGAATATGCCAATTGACAGATGACTATTTTGAGGATTCTACAAGACAGATAGCAATGACTTTCCCAATCACTGTGAGGGTGAGCGACAGCACCAGTGTCACAACACAAGAAAATTCAATTTATGTTTATTCGGCCGCCTACTGGAATGTGAACAATCCACAAATCACAGTAGACATGACTGAGATCAACGGTTTCCCAATCACTATGGATCACACTTCACAGAGAAGACCTGTGTTCCTCACAGATTCCAACCTGGGCACGTTCAGGCACGATAACCAACACGTTATCAAGATAGACATTGATGACCAAGACTCCACAGGCAATGATTTTGTCTACTCGCTACAGGGAGGTACGCTTCCACCTGGCTTACAGATTGATCCTAATTCAGGTGAGATACACGGGTTCCTACCAAGGCAGGGTGAGGTAACCAAGGATTATTCTTTCACAATGCGGGCCACACGTACCATGGACACAGGGCAACTGGTGTACACAGACCAAGTATTCACAATGACTGTGCTTGGAGATATAGACATAGGTATCACATTCACAACTCCAACCAATGTAGGAACTTTGACTGCAGACATTCCTAGCACATTGAAGATAGAAGCGGAGGCCGATGAACCAAACAGGGTACTTTCATTCTCGGTGTCCAGTGGATCCTTGCCAACTGGTATCACTCTATCACCACTCGGCAATCTAGTGGGAACAATAGATCCCAGCGACTTCACTGATTCCACTAGATCTTTCACTTTCAGCGTGACAGTGAGTGACCAATACCAGGAGTCAGCGGCGACAAAAGAATTCACCCTGACTATAAACATTCCTTACACAACAATAGAATACGGAAACCTAAAAGGACACGCAACATCCTTCATTGACCAGAACATTTTTTACAACATAGCACAGGATCCAAACATTAATTCTCCTGAGGAAATATACAGGCCGGAGGACAGCAATTTTGGTATGAAATTAGTTCCTGAGATGTTGATGATGGCAGGAGTGGAAGCACAAACTTTGACAACGTTCCAAAATCAAATGGAACTGAACCACGCTCCTATAAACCTCTACTTCGGAGAGATCAAAACAGCGGTCGCGAAAGAGGATGGCGTAGTGTTGTATGAGGTAATTTACATTGACATGAAAGACCCGTTCGTGAACAACGACGGCGTGGAGACAGGAGCAACGACCATAAGGCCAAATGCCGTGGAAAACATGCGAGACAGGATAAAGGCACTGGGACACGATGAATGGACATTCTTGCCGTTATGGATGAAGACACAACAGGCAGGATCTGTGGGACCTCTTGGATACGTCAAGGCAGTTCCGATCCTATACTGCAAACCTGGTACGTCCGCAAAATTAAAGAAAAGGATCGAGGACTTAAATCTTAACTTCAAGAACATAGAATTCATTATTGACAGGTACACCGTGACCAAAAGCAAAGTGTCACCAACAACTTTCACAGGCGACGGTTCGACTATGTCGTTTGAACTAGATGAGATTGTACACGAGGAAGATATTTTGGTAAAAGTTGGATCGACAGTGCAGACACACGACACGGATTTCCACCTGACACACAACACAGAAACAGTAAAAACAACGATAGTGTTTGAATTAACTGCTCCATCAGACGGAGATGTTATAAGGGTGGACAGAACCAACGATAAATACCTAAGATTCAAGGACATAACATAATATGGCAAGTAAAATAGTACCAGGAAACATAGACGGAACATATCCGATAGCAGGTCAGGACAACAGTTCTCAAGGAATGAGAGATAATTTCTCATCCATCAAAACGAACTTCACAGAAGCAAAGAGTGAAATCGAAGACCTACAGAGCAACAAAGCAAACCTGAACGCTACAAATGATTTCTCGGGCAATATCATCAGCGATGGTGAACTAAAAGACAACAGTGAGACAGTACACGCACATGGTACCGCTTCTGGAATAATCACACTTAACCACGAGAACGGGCACTACCAAACTTTGACCACTAGCGGTGCAATAACTTTGGCATTTTCAAATATGCCTGCAACAGGCAAACTGGGCAGGATCATACTGGATGTCAATGTTGTGAGTACTTCGCACACAATCACGATCCCAACTGCGGTGCTTGTGGCCGGCAATGTTTCAGGAGGTGACGGAAGTTCAAATAGCATAACTGTACCAACTTCGGGCAGATACCTGTATGAATTCATGACACCAGATGCAGGAACAACCGTGCTTATGCATCAATTAGG